ATGCTGTCATCGCCGCCCACAGCGGATTCGATCACAAACTCAGGCACTTGTTCTGCACGCTCAACAAAAACGCGTTGCGCGCCGTATTGAACCAGGGCGTCAAGCCGATCTGACAGGTTGATAGGATCGCTGCCCAGAATGTCTTCAACCTGGCCTTGGGTTTGGGCGATTTTATCGCGCAGCCAGAAGTCGTTTTCGATCAAAGCCAAGTATTGCGGATTCCAGGAATCCGGGTGCGCCGGATCTGCGGTTGTCATCGCGCGCAGCTGCTCACTAAATGCCGGGGGGCTGTTAGGGGTTAAATATTCGGCCATGAATTACTCCGTCAAAATTGCAGGGTGAGTGTTGTGTCAATGTCGGTACCGGGTGCGAGCTCTAACGCTCCGAACGCGCGGCGGCCAGCAAGGTCACCATCACTGTCGATGATGGCCATTTCGCGGATGGCCAGGCCCGCAACGTCAGCGCCCCGAAGCACATCAGAAACAGTCAAAACGGTGCCGCCGGCGGTTGCTGATACCACTACTTGTCGGTGCACTTCAGCGCCCAGGGCTGCGTCCTCGTCCGTTGCCGGGCTGCCGTCAGTGCCCCAGGCCGTGTGCGTAATGCGAGGGGGCGCCGTGGCGGTCGCTACCGCCAAAGCCACTTTTGCCCGGAACTGTTTGTTTGCGGGTATCACGCTCATAGACGTATCTCCGTTTTAATGCGCCGATCACGCATTACCGCGTGGGCAGTGGTGCCGATGCTGTTAAGGATTTTGGTGGCGCCCAGGGTTCGGACACCGCTTAGCATTGGGATTCGCGTCTGCTCCAGGATACTTATGGACAGCGGCCAGCTGCCGTCTATATCACGGTGGCCATCAACGGTTTCGTTTAGCTGCCAGGTGCCATCCACTCGATCTGTTTCAAATTCGCCAAGGGTCCATAGGTTTCTATTTTCTGAGCGCATACCCATTTCTTTACGCTGGGTAATGCGAATTTCAGCGGAACCCCAGCCCTGGTCTAACGGCTGGCCAATTGCTTGCTGGCCGGTTAATTGCCAACCGCCATCAATGCGGTCGGCCGCGGTCAAAAGGCGGGGCTTATATTCGCCGGTGAGCCCCCAGCACCCGGTGAGCAGGCGGGCACTGTGTATCTGCTCGCCTGTGCAGCCGGTGAACAGTTGCCGCACAGTGATCTGAGGGGCAGACAGCATGATTCGGGCGTCAAACTCGGCAGCGTAGCGGTATATCAGAGCGATCAATTCCGAGCGAACCGGGGCCGCGGCCTCCACTCGCTTGCGCAGCTGGCCTTGGCTGCGGGCGGTCAATGGCGCTTCGTTTATGTTGAATGCGAGTGCGTACTGGGCCCAGTGTGTTGTGACGATTCGCGGGCCGCCCTGCACTTCCAAGCTGCGCCCATCCAGGCTCCAGGTGCCATCCAATAGCAGTCCGCCGGCGGCGATCCACTGGTTGCGCTGGGCCGTGTGCTCCAGCAGCTCAACATCGCTAAAACCAAGCACCTCTAATGCGCGGCGCACGGCCCGGACCGTGCCTCGCTTGCGGCGAATGGGTATAGCGGCATCGATGGCGTTCCGCTTCTGCTGCTCAGTCCATTGGCTGTCCCAGGCGTCAACGCCAACGGCCCAGGCCAGCCAAGGCAATATGTTTTCGGGGGCCGAAGCGCCGTTCCACACGGTGTGCAAGGGTGCATTTGCCCGTTCGATCAGCGCGTCCGCTTGCTCGATTCGGCGCTCCAGCGGCGTGGCGTTTGGTGGCAAAAGGCTAGTCATTGATGATTACTTGGATGCCGGTGCAGTAAGGGGACTCACTGGGCTCGCCGCCCAGATCCGCAACAGGTGAATGCAGCGTGACACGCTCAACACCAGGCGCGTAGAGCCGTGACTCCAGGGCACCGGCGACGATTGTTTCGCCCAGGGCGTGGCGCTCATCGACATAAATTCTTGCCGCCGCGATTGCCTGCTCACGCACGACCGCCGAATCGGGCCCGCCGCGTAACTCGATGGTGGCGGAAACGCTGAATCTCAAAACCGATGCACTGGCAACCAGAACCGTGTCGGTGAGCGGGCGAGCGTCATCCGCGCTGAGTGCTTGTTCAACGATGTTGACCAGCTCGGTTGATGCTTCGCCATCGCCCTCTCGTGACAGAACGTATGCCTGCACTAGCCCAGCAAGCGGGCTAACCACTTCTGCATCTTTGATGCGCGGGTCTGCGCGTAGCGCGAAATAACGATAGGCGTTACGGGATCCGGCTGTGCTGAAGGCGTCATGGGCCAGCAATATCCGGCGCAAATAATCGGTGTCGGACTCATCAACCCGGACCACTGGCGGCGTTGCGTCGGGTTGGGCTGGCGTGATGACTAGCCGCGGCGTCATGTAATACGTTACGCCAATGTGATCAAGCTCAGGGCCGGCAGCGTAGGCGAGCATGAGCGATCGGGCGCGCTCGTTTTGCATCTGCCGAAGCATTAGCTCTCGGTAGGCTGACTCTTGAAGAAATTTGACCAGGGGTTCGCTTTCGAGCTGGAGTGCCGCCGTCAGGTCGGCCCTGTCTTTACTGGGTGTCAGCTCTAGCAAGCGCTGCTTTCGATCTTCAAATAAACTTTCGAAGTTGGAGGGATCTATAAGGGTAGGCGCGGGAAGCCTTGTGAGATCGATCAGTCCAGTCATTTGATTTGCACTCCGTCAAGACTGATGGTTTCACCGTTCGGGAGGTACTCTCCGGTCAACTGCAGCACAACGAGAGCTTGGCTAGCGCTCTCAACACTGACCTTTATTAAACGAAAACGAGGTTCCCACAGTGCCAGCGCTTCGGCTGTTGCGGCATAAATCTGCAGCCTCGTTTCATCGTTGAGTGGCGCGTCCACAAGCTCATACAGTCGCGATCCATAATCTCGCCGCATGACGCGAGAACCTATGGGCGTAGTTAGGATGTCCTTGATCGATTGCTTAAGGTGCTCGACCTGGCGGATGGGGTAGCCGTTACTTGAATTTATGCCTTTCATATAGCGGATTATTGAATGACAGAGCGGGATGTCGCCGCTGGCAGTGGTTCCCTAATTTGGTGGGCCGGTATTGCCTCCACTGTCGCCTGGGTGAGAGTGTGATTTTAGGCTTACGCCATCTGCCGTGATGTCGCCGTTGTTCAAGCTGACGCCTCCATCAACCTCAAAGTTGCCTTTCAACTTGGCTCCGCCACCGCTGGGGCCTGGTGCAGCAGAAAGCGGGCCTGAAAGGTTCAGCGGACCGTTGACATTCACAATGCCGTTCAGGTTTATAACGGGGCTGGTAATAGTTGCTTCTGTGCCCACTTCGGCTGCTAATGATTTGGCAATCGTTGCAGTCAGACTTCCTGTGATATCCGCCAGCACATCCCCTGAGCCGGCGTTAACCTCCACTGTTGTGCCGCCGTAAAAGCTCAGCATGTACTTGCCAGCGGTAGCGTTGTACTCAATGACGGTGCCATCGGGGTAGGTGATCCTGTCAGTGCTGCTTTCGCGGTCGTATTCTTTAGTGGTGCCGTCTTGATAGGTTATGCGGTGTATGGTTTTCCGAGTTGCAGGGCAAGGAAAGCGGTTGCTGTTGATACTGCCCAGTATTAGAGCCTGATTCGTTTCGCCACTTGGTGACAACATGATGACCTGTTCACCGGGTTCCGGTGCCCACCAGTCAGAATCTGGCCCCGCTCGCTGAGTGCGCCACTTTAGCCAGTCGCTCAGTATGCCGCCTGAGCGGACTCTTACTTTTGCAGCCTGCTCGTCCAGCTGCTCGATGACGCCGTAGCGAATCATGTTTGCTAGACGGCGCTCAAGATCAGCTAATGACCAGTTATTCATTGTTGGGCCTTGAGGATTTCTCGGTAATCATCTTGATGATCAGGCCCAATTTCGGGATCGAAGCCAACGTATATCTCGCTGATTAGCGTGCTATCACCCGCCCAAACGCTCTGACCCAAATGAATTTGCTGTTCCCACTCAATGCTCCAAACCTCGTATTGGTCGAGCTGATCGGGGTTTGTTCCGCGGCCGGTGATTTCGTCGGGTGAGGCGGAGACAAATTGAGCCGGTCCCACTGGTAGACCCCAGCGCTGATTGTGCAGGAATACCGAGAATGCACCCGCCAATTTTCGGATGGTCCGCTTGGCGTCCAACGCCCTAAAGCTGATGATAAGGTGCGCCTCAAATCTGGCAGCAACCTGTATCTGCCCTGTGCCCGGATCGCTATCGCCGGCATCAAGCTGAGTTAGCTCAACAAAGCAGGCGGGGGTGGTAAATCGAAGACGGCTTTGGCTATAGTCCTCTACCGTTTGCAGATCCGGGAACTGCGTCGAGATTTTGGACAGAATGGATTGGTGCAGCTGGTCCAGGTCTACTTCCGTTTCTGCGTTCGCCATTCCAGCTCCCGTTCAAATGTTTTTAGAAATTGAGAGTCAAACTCTTGGCCACCGAGCATTTGATCCTCAATCCAGACATCGGCCTTGTCTTGAATCTCCACTACCTGCTTTTCAATCGGCAGCCGACCCTGGCCTTTTCGCTTAAACACTTTCTTGGCGCCGCCGCGGCCTTGAGCGATAAACGCACCGGCCGCCCGGCGGCGGCCAGCACTTACGCCTGCGAGTGTTTGGCGGGGAGCTAGGTCCATGAAGTCGATAGGGTCAAGGCCATACCAAACCGTGATTTCCGTTTGATCGCCTTTGGATTTAACACGAAACGATTTCAATCTCTTGCGGATCGCCTTTTGCTTGACGTCCAATTCTTTCGAGAGGCCTCGGGCTGACTTGGTGCGCATCCACCGAGCCATCTTTCCGAGCGTGCTGCGCAGTGCCTGGCGAACATCTGTGTCTGTTGCCTGCAAATCAGCCTGCAGCTGGGTCAGCCGGTCAGCGTGGATGTCGAGATTGATAAAGCTCATGTTATCGAGTGGCCAACGATAGGGTTGCCATGCCGGTACCATCTGGTTGGGCACTGGTTAGCACATCGTAATCACGCTGGCCGATAGTCAGGATGTCGCCGCGGTGTGCGAGCTTTAGCTCAGAGAGCTTGCCCAGTACCCTGGGGTTAGTGGTGTCCATCTCGTATTCGCCAAGCTGGGCGTTCAGGTAGGGGTCGTCGAAAATTACGCTCACCGATACAGATCCGCCAGCCTGAAACGACAAAACCCCAGATACAGCAAATTCGGCTGTATCCAGGAAGTCGTCCAGATTTTCCCAGTCAAGCGACTGCATTACTGAGCCTCTGATTTCTCAATCGCTGCAACGAGCTGGGCTTTTTTCATGCTGTCTGCGCCGTCGATGTCGTATTCGGCGGCTAATGTTTTAAGCTCAGCAACGTTGAGTTCAGACAGATCTGAATCTGCTCGCTCGTCAGAGTCAACCTGTACGGCTTTGCCCCGGCGAATCAGGCCTTTGGCTTCTTGCTCTGGCACGCCAGGGACAATGCCGCCTGGCGTAATGATTTTACCGCCAGCAACAAACGAGCTGGTGCACTTAAGGATTAGGACTTTTTTGACCATGATTATGTCTCACGTAATTAGGAGCCGCACGAGCAGCCCCTTTAGAGTTTGCGTATTAGACTGAGTAGCGGCCGAGACAGAAGCTCTCAACGTTACGCAGCACCATGTCTACATCCTGCATCGCAACAATGCGCAGGCGGCCTTTGGCGCTATTAGTGTACGGATCCGCAGTCAATTCTAGGCCGCCCCACATGCCGATGATGGCATCTGCGAAGTTACCGAAAATTAGATCGCCAGTTTGAATTTGGTTGGTGACCTCGGTGCTGTATCCGTTCACGCTGTTGCCCGGCTCCCAGATGGGCTGGCCGCTGGTGCCCGAAAACTTCTCAGTAGTCTTCATGGTTCCGCGTAGGGCAGATGCCATAACGTAAGCCATAGAGGACACGTCGGCGTTGGAGGCGGCAATTTCAGATTCCATCTTAACCACTTCGGCATAAGTGGGAGCACCAGTTGCTGCAAACGTTACCGCGTTGATGCCGGAGGTGTTCGCAATGCCAGTCGGCTGGTCACTGGCACCGGTGCCGTAGAAAAACGCTTTGTCGATGGTCAGCGCCAGTGCTGTTGCAAGGTCAGAGCGTACTAGGGCTTCAACGTCCATAGATGACTGCATTAACATGCGGCGGGTGATTTCTGACAACGCTGCAACAGTCTTCGGGCGCAGGCCGATCTGGCCAAGCTCCAGAATGTCTTCCGGTGCATCAGCGTCTTCACCGATCCAGTAGCCACCAGCACCGGAATTTTGTTTTGGCAAATCGAAGTTTCCGACCAATCCACCCATGGAAGTGCCCAAGCGCATAGCAACCGCACGGTTGCGCAGCAACTCGATAAACGAGCTGGTCATCAGGGTGGTATCAACAACCTGGCCGCCGGTGTCGCCTGGCGCAGTGCCGGTTGTGCTGGTGTTCAGGGCGCGGCGTAGAACGTCGGGGGGAACAACCAGGCCTTCAACGTCACGCTCCATGTTGTCAGCAGCGGTGCGCGAGGCTTCCATTTCGAACGCCGCTGCTTCTTGGGCGCGGCGATCGGTTGGGTTGGCGATCGCGCGAATGGCGCGCAGAAAGCTGTACTGGCGCACTTCGCCGTCTGACATGCCAATGCTGCCCAGCTCACGGGTGCCGTTGCCATTGTCTGCCAATGGCCTGGCACGATCGCCGTGCATTGCGTCCAGCAGGGCGCGCTGAAATTCTTCAGGCGTTTTGCCTTCGCTTGCGAACGTGGATGCCAGATCAGGGTTTCCATATTGGCGACCCATATCCATAATCGCTTTTACGCGGGCCTGCTCCGCTTGCACGCCAGCATTACGGGCTTCAGCGTGGGCTGTACCGGCGCGCTCAATAATTTCAAGGACTTCAACGATCTTTTCGTTTTCGTCTACTTTGGCGCGAACAAGGTTGCCTTTTTCGTCACGAAGAATTTTTTCGTTCATTTGAGCGCTCCTGATAGTTGGGCTCGTAATTGAATTAATATCTGGATTCTCACCGCCAGCTACGTCACGCACCGCTGGCAGTGGTTCCTTTGAGCGACCGACGCCCACAGAAACATCCGCCGGAACAGACACAATGCTGATCTCGTGAGGCTCCCAGTCAGTAACGCGGCACATGTCTGCAAGCCCGGGGCGCTCCTCAAATTCAACCTTATGAATTGAGTAGCCCACCGATACGTGGCGCCGAATTTTGTCAATAACATCCTGAAACACTTCGGACGCCCGAGCCCCACGGCCAAAGCGCACCACAGCCCGGCCTTTCCGGTCTGCACCTAATGTGACGGACTCAACAACGCCTACCTGGTCATCCCAGTCGTGGTTGACTAACAGAGCGGCTCCACCTTCCAGGCGCGCAGTTCTCATCGCGCCTGGCTTATGATCTAGCACTTCAATTCCGAACCAACGCTCCACTTCGGTTTCGCTGGAAAACGCTAGCTCAACAGTGCGTTTTTCTTCGTCCAGCGCCCGCGCTTCGTGTATGACAAGATCGCGGTGCATGTTTTCCGTTTTCAGTTTTCGCGTTTGCTCGTCGGTGATGGCTCGGATTTGAAGAGACCCCTCAACTGCTCGGACCTTATCGGTGGCCTGAATTTCAGGGGGTGGTGTTTGTTTTACCGGCGCCAGCTGCCGGTCCTTCGGTTCTTTATTCATTGCTTGGCTCCTGAGTCGGCGTGCTGCCGCCAGTGGGGGTTTGTATTGGGCTGCCAAGGGTGGCGTCTACAATGGCCTCGGGAATGCCGGCATCAATCATTGCCTGACGATCCGCGGCCCACTGGCGCCACACGGAGCGAGGGTCGCCGCCGCGTTCAAGGATGATTTGCGACGGGCTTTTGAATTTGTTGGCCACGTCACGTGCAGCGGTTTTTGAGTCTTTGTCGGGGTCCACCCAGTCCCATCTGCGAGCCTGCCAGGAGTGCTCGCGATATTTTTCGATTTGCTCTGGCCGAAGCTTGGCGCCTGTGCGGGTACCCACTGGTATGCCCTTAAGCAAGGCGCGGGGCAGCCAGGCTTCGTAGATGCGGTCAAGTAGAGTTTCAATCAGCCACTCCTGAAGCTCTTTCCAGCCGTCGCGCTCAGTCAAGGAGCCCTCGCGCAAGCTGCTAAAGTTAACGCCCTCAAGGTCGTTGGCCAGCTTGTTGTATTGCACGCCCAGCCCGGTAGCCATGCCGCGAATCATTTGCTTCGAAAATGGACCGGTCTCGCCGCTTGGAAACTGCGGGCTTCGCTCTTTGAATCGCAGGCCCGGGGGCAACTCGTCATAACTCCCTGGGCTGGCGTCCATGTAAATTGGGTTGCGATCGGCGTCATCGTCATCGGGCGGACCGAAACCCTCGTCCCACTCAAAAAACCCGCCTTTCGCCGCAGATGCGCGGGCATTCACCAGCGCTGCCTGCTCAAATCCGTTCAAGTTGTGCATACGCATGACTGCGGTAACCATCCAGGGCAGGCCCCGACGCTGTCCCACCAGGTCTTCAACATAACCGTGCACTATTTCATCAGCTGGCAAGCTGACGTAATGACGCCCGCCGTAGTTGTAATCAGACTCAGACTCGTCAGTGGTCGTAAATAAAAATCGAATGGGGCGACCCCAGCGGTTATAGCGGATGCCGTGGCGTATAAACTCGCCGTTGCCCAGCTTGTCGACATTGAAGTCTACCGGGCACCGCTGTGAGTCGAGCGGTTGCAGGCCCAAGCCCCAATCGTTCATGCTGGCATCGAACACCAGCCTGATCATGTACTCGCCGTTTGTCGCGGCATCTTCCACTGAGCGGCTCAAAATCTGGCGCAAAGACCGCTTTCCGCTGACGTCACAAACGCCCCGCGCGGACCAGCGCCGAAAATCGGCCTCAATCGCGTCATTCGCTGACTCGTCCAGACGACCATCCGTATCGCGAGATTTAGCCTGTAGATTAATTCCCTGATGCCCCACGATGTTCTGGCGGCAAAGCCGCAAAAACCCACGAGCGTAGTCGTTGGTCAGTGCCAGGTGGCGGGCTCTAGCAACCAGTGGGCGTTGGTTTTTGGTTACAAAGTCATCAGCAGGAACGGGCACGGTAGGTAGGTCACCGCTTAAGCGATCGGACTTAGCCTGATCCAGCAAAGACCGGCGCAGCATCTGCGGCATACGGTAGCTGCGACCTTTGGGCTTGGCGCGACCTTCTGTTTTCGGCTCGCGCTTTTTGAAAAAATTAAACGCCATGTCCGAACCTCACCAGGATGGTTCGCCCGAGCGTGTCTTTGCCGCGCCGGCGGGCCTTGAGTTGTGCCACTTCGTGGCGGTACAAGTCGCGTAGTTTCAAGAGTTGACTGATGGGGGTACGGCGCAGTTCGCGGTTGTTAATTCGGTAACTGTCCTGGTCGCGAGTTGCACGGCCCTCGATAACAGCTTCAATAGACTGCAATACTTTCTCGGCATGGGCGCGACCATCAAAGCTGGCGTCTGCCTGGGCCAGGTCAGGGCGCACTTCAAGCGATCCGGATTCTATTTCGTGGGTGTCTGTGCCGTCGGTTACGCGCAAGCTGTAAAAGTAATTGCCGGGTACCCAGCTACTGGTATTGGCTGCTGAATCACTAATGATGTGCAACTTATCGTCGGTCAAGCCCTCAAGGTCAATGTGGCCCGCCCCGCGCAGCAGCAGTAGGCTAGACCATTGCGGGCCAGGGTAGTTCGCCAGACCAAAGGCCAGGCTCAACGTAAGCCCGGCGGTGATCTTGTTGGGGATTAGTGCCATGCGTCACCAGTTATTGACCCAGCTTGTACGGGGCCTTGCAGTTATGGCTCCAGTTTTGCGCTTGGGCGCTGGTGTCGCCGCTGGCAGTGGTTCCTTAGGCTTTGTCGGTTTGCGCTCAGCCACCGGTGCTTCGTCAGTGTCTTCAGCTTCCCGTTGCAGTCGCTCCAAGTGACGCTTAATGTGAGGGCTGGCAATCTTTAATGCTGCGTACGCATACACTCGGCAATCCAGCGCCTCGTTTCGCGGGCGAGTCTGGTGCCACTCGCGCTTTGCCACGCCTTTGATGTACTTGGTCACCAGCTTCTCGGCCGTGATCTGATGAAACCATTCGGCCTCGCGGTCTGTCGGTATGTGGCTGAAGCCCGGCCCTGGCTCTTTAACCGCCAGCCTGCGCATAACGGTTAGCTTGCCCTCATCAACGCCAACAGAGAACAGGTCAACTTTGCGCTGAGCCTTGCCCGTTTTTTTGCGTGAAGGGGAGGTGACCACGGGACGATCCCAGCCACCAACACCTTTGATCGCGTATAATCTGCGGCCAGTTTTCCGGCGCACGTATTCGTAAGCTCGTTGCGTATAGCCTGTGCTGCCACCGGTATCGAGGCATGCGGCCAGAATTCCCAAGTGAGCGCCGGACTCGTGGCGCCAGGTTGTGGCCAGGTAGTCGTCAAGATCTTGCCAGACCTCTTCACGCAATGGGTCACCCCAGAGCACGGTAAAATCTACCGACCAGCTTTCTTCGCCTACGCCCCATGCGACCGTTTCCACTTCTAGGCGATCCTGCTGCATGTCTATGCCAGACGTTAGTACAGCGCCGCCGGCGGGCACTGGAGCGCGAAACTCTTCGGCGCGCTGCATGAGCACGTGAGAATCTGCCTGTTCGCCTTGCTCTTCCCACGTTTCCGCCAGCGATACGTTAACGAAAGATTGCAAATCGTTGGCGGCTTTCTTGTCCAGAAAGGATTGAACAACGTCTCGGAGCCGGCGGAAGCAAGAATACAGTTCGTTAAGGTGATAGCTGGCGTGGCCACGGAACGGCTTTTTGGCTTTCCACCCGGCCCCAATGCTTTCGGCGATACGGATGGCCGCGATACGTTCGCCGTCATTCCAGAGCACGCCGCAGTCTTCGCAAATATAGCGGGCGGTTTCTGGCAGGTGCTCGCCGGTTTCGTCTTTATCCCAGGTCACTCTGTCCCACTGCAGTCTCTGATGGTGATCGCAGTGGGGGCAGGCAACGTGAAAATGTCTCTGGTCGCCTTGGGTGAAGGCTACCTCAATGCGTGAGTCGTCTTTGATAGTGGGTGTTGATATCTCCATCAGCAGGCGCTGGTCGCCGAATGTAGCCGCCCGCTGCCAGATCAGCTGCACCTCGTCGCCTTCCGGGGTGCCGCCGTACCCGTCAATTTCATCCGCAATGATTAAGGGCGCCGACCGGCCGCGCATGGTCTTTGTGGATCCAGCCCAAGCGAACATCATGAACCCGCCCGGGTAACTCTTCATCCGCTGGTTATTGACGCCTTCATGGCTGCGGGGCTTGGCAATCAGTTCTTGCAGCAACGGGTTGGCGTCAACCATAGGGTTAAATTTCGTTTCCAGCCACGTGGTCAGATCGCCTTGCGAAGGCTGCATCATCATTTGGCTTTTCGGCTCATGGGCAATGTAGTAGCCCTGTAGGCAAAGAGCGGCCAGGGTCTTGCCAACCTGGGCACCCCACATCAACGAGATGCGATGGCAGCCCGGGTGCACGGCCATGTCCATTGGCTCCCGCTGGTAGGGTGCGTTATCAAATCGGATGAGCCCGGGTATTGCATTGCCCGCTGGAATGCGCACGTTTTGTTCTGACCACTCGGAGGGCTTGAGCGGAGCAGGCGGGACCAGGTGGCGAGCGGCACGCTTTAAGGCGCGGATTACGCCGGCGGCGTTACTGAACTGTTGAGCTGTATCAGGCCGCATCCATCTGCTCGTCTTCCTGCTCCAGATCTACTTCTGCATCGGCCGCAGACTCCAGCGCCTGGATCAACTCGGCAGCTAGCACGGACTTGAACCTACTCTCGTCAGTTTCGCCGATGAGCTGGGTCACCACGCGGGCCGGCACGTTCATGATGTTTGCGCGGATGATGGCGTTCTCAATAGCGCGTGCGCGCTCGAATTCACCTATGGGTGCAACCTGTTTCCTGTCTCGAGCGAGATCCAGCTCAGATTGGACAGCTTCGGCCGCCAGCTTGCGGAGCTTCAGCTCTGTCTCATCGAGCGGGCCATTTCCGGTAGCCTCAAGCTGGGCTTGCTCCCGCTGCCATTCGGACACGTCACGAGTGTTGAATTTCCACGGTTTACCCTGGCGGCCTTTTTCTTCATAGGGACAACCGTTGCGCAGCCAGCTGGTAATGGTGTTCAGCGACACGCCGAAGATTTCCGCCAGCTCTTCGCGATTTACATGCCTGCCTTTTCCCTTGTAAGCCATTTGTTTAATACACCTATGACAACAATCAACCCGATTTCGAGAGCCTCGCTCATATCAAATTCCGCGAGTCCGAACACC